GTACTATGTACAATATTATTTATTCCCTTTGTCAGATGGGTCAGACTTCATTCCATATGAGTCTCTAAACAATTGTAGCGTAGTTTTAAGAACTCCGTTAGTTCCTGTTAAGAAATCAAAAACATGTGATGTCTCTTTAACAAGATATATTCCACTACTTTCTTTGTCCCATGGTTGTTCTGCTCTTGCTTTATCCGCCAATTTATTCTGTATTAATACATTGACTTTATCTCCTGCAGAAATAAAAGGATTGCCAGGTATAACCATCTCTGCTTCCTGATTTGTAAGTAAATCATATCTAGCAACAGATTGTGCAGCATAATACTTTACCCAATCTGCAAACTTATTAGGATTTTCTGAGTTCTGATTAGGATCTGCTACTTGTGGATCATTAAACCATGCTTCGTGATCTAAAAGTGCACTCATTATTCTTGTTGGTTTAGAAGATAATTCTGCCTGACTTGTAGGAATTAATGATACAGATTCTTGATTTCCTAGATGTGACATACTATCATAACTATCTTTAATATTATAAACATATTCTTCATATTTTCCCGTGCTATGGTTAAAAAATACCATCAATGATGAATATTTTCCTTTTCTCAAAGAAGATAACACATCAACCTCAGTTCTAAAAGAAAAATTCTCTATTAAACTTCTTTGATCTCCAGAATTATCTGCGTTTGCAACTGATTCTACATAAGGACCGAAAGGTTCCGAATTTAGATTAGGTGCAGAAAACTTACCACCTTGTTCATCACATAACGCATCAATAGAGTAAAAATTATATCCTCTCCTTGTTTCCCAGAAGAAAAATCCAGCACTACCTTTTATTTCTTGTTTTGTTACAAACTTTTTTCCTTCCTTCTTTTTTACATTTTTATATACTGCATTTTTTGAAACTGATCTCTTTGTTAAGTTTGCTATGATATCAAATGGTCTCGATCTGCCTGGTAGATGTCTTACTTCAAATTTTGTTTTTTCACTAAAAATCTCTTTACTAGATTTTAATTCTGTTCTAATAAGTGTTGCAACTATGTCCGAAGGATCACCTTGTTCTAACTTTTCTACTCTAACAGTTTCGTTTGTAAGAACTTCTTCAGAAGTCAATGCTAAAGTATATAATTGTTGTTTGTTTTTTATAACTCTACTAACAATTTTAAATATTGTAAATTTATATCTTACTGGTTCATCTTCCCAAGTTGTTTTGAGTTTAATTTCAATATTTTCGCCACCTTGAATAGGAAACCCATTAAGGAGACCTTTTGAGTCGCTTAACATTATAGTTGCTCCCATAAATGGAGAAACTACACTTTCATGAACAGTAAATATTGCAATCATGTCTCTGTCTAAGGCAGTTTTTTTACTACCATCTCCATTAGAGAGAACACATGATATTAACTTAAATTCTGATGCGTGTTGTTCTGACATTACTTAGTCATGAGAGAATAATTTACCATGAATGCATCCATTCCTAGATCTCCCATTCCTATGGTTGCATCTTCGGATCCTTCTTCGGTCTTTCCAGCACTATTATTATAGTAATTGTTATTAATAATTGTAGGAGTTATATACTGTCCAGCTAAACCTAAAGGAGTTGCTAGGTTATTACTATCATTATTTTGACCAATACTATTCAAATATCCATCCATTGTTCCATCAGCAAGTGCTGTTGGTTTCATTAATGCAGCCATTATCGCTGCTTTTGGATTCATTAGTAATCCCGCACCTCTTAAAACACTTTGTCTAATCAAAGGTGTAGGACCTGTCTGGAATCCACCCGCTATCTCATTACCTGGTTTTCCAGTTAAAAAGTTTTTGACTGTGCCATAACCTGGCATTCCTCTAAATGGATTCCAACCGCCTTTATTAGGACCAGCAGTTCTTTGCCTTTGATTCCAATCATCTGATATTAAATCTTTCCAACTCATTTTACCTTCATTAGGTTTCATTCCTTTGTTCCACCAGTTGGTAACTCCAGATCCCATTCTCTGGAAAAAATTCTGACCATTTGCATTTGGTTTGAATAGATTTGCTGGATTTATTTTCTGTAGAACATTACTTACAGTTTCTTTTGTATTATTAAGAGTATCACCTATACTTGGTATTAAACCATCAAATAAACCACCAGCAGTAGCAGATCCAATACCAGAAAAAACACCCAGTCCTAAATTTTTTACAAAGTCAGACTTTTTAACTTGCATAGCATCCATAACACCCATACCAAAACTAGTGAATGTTTTCTTGGTTAGTGGCATAACTGCCTCATCGGATCCACCTTCTCCAACTAATGATGGTAAACCACCACCAAGCATCATTGGTAATCCAAGTCCTCTTCTTCCCCTAACAATACCACCTTTTGCCATAGGAACTATTCCCATGTCTCTTGCTAATAGATATCCATCAATACCAAAACCTAATCCAGATCCAAAACCTGGCAACAGTCCTAACATACCAGAACTAAATTCTAAACCAGCACCTTTAAAATCTCCTTCCATCGCACGTTGAACAGCAAATGCTGTACCAGCAATTGCACTAATCACTGGTAGTTTCTTAGAAATACTCTTCCATAATGCTGTTTTACCACCCATTTTTGTTAACGCTGCTGCCACTTTCGTATTACCCATTGCAGTTTTACCAGCTTTGGTAAGAACGTTATCTGCAATTTCTTTACCCATCATATCTCTAACCGCACCAATTGCATGTCTTGGTTTCATACCACTATCAAGATTTCTTGCAAATTGTGTTAAAGCAACTGCTTCTTCAACACTTTTAAATTTAACACCAGGATAATAATTCATTATATCATCAACAATTCCACCAACTTGCCTAGTACCTTTTCGTGCTCGTCCAGTAACATCACTAATTTCCCCTGCACTAAGACCTATATCATTAAGAATTTTTGCTTGTTTTTTACCTATTCTTCTACCGCCAATTCTCATACCTGTAAAAGCACTGAGATGTTTAGTATCTTCATAATTCATAGCATTTGCCAATACATCACCTAATACTCCTTGCCCTTTTGGTGCAGGAGGTCTTGATGCTCTTCTCATATATCTGGCTTGAGCATCAAGCATTTCTGACATAATACCCATTTTTCCAGTACCAGCTCCTCTAAGAGCGAAATTAAGTGCTTTTCCTGCATCGCTAGTTATCTCTCCTGCAGCAACTGCACCGCCAATTGCATCCCCTAATACATCAACTCCTTTTGCTGCGAATCTTGGAGTTGCCAATGAACCCATCAAACTTGGAGTTAGAGGACCTCCAATTAAACTTGATAACCCTCTAGACAATTTTCCACCTGGAGACATCGCTGTTAAAATAGTCCTATTGGATATCTTTAAGAATGGTTCACCAACCAATGCTGATCTAAGTCTACGTCCAGCTTGCGGACCATAAGTAGCTGCACCTTGAATAGCTTTAAGTGATACTCCACCAGTAAGGGCACTAGTTACATCAGTTAAACCAGCACCACGACTACCAAATCCACCACCAAATCCACCACCTGATCTACCACGTGGTGTAACATTGATCATTCCACGACCACCGCCACTGCCACCACCACGACCACCAAATCCACCACCACGACCACCAAATCCACGACCTTCTATTGATGCTTCTTCTCTTGATAATCCTGATCTTCCAGATTTTGCTTTTTGCTGACTCATAAACATCTGGAAGAGATAACCATTAAACATGGTTGCTCTTGCCATATCAGCTTGAACATTGGCAAGTTGATCTAAAACTGCTCCTTGTCTTGTTATTGCAGATGATACTGATTGCAACCCACTTTGTACACTGCGAAGTCCTACAACAAGTGCATTTGATATTGGTGCAGTATCTGTTATAACATTATTTGTTACCTTATAATCAAATCCACCACGAAATCTTTGTTTATATGAGCTGGCAGGGTTTTTACCATCGCCTCCCATACCCATTCTACCCTTAGTTCTGGCAATTCTATCTCCGCCAAATCTTGAACCAAGGGCTTTCCCAAAAAAATATCCTTTACCTACTCCTGCTTCTTCTAATGATGTTCCACCAGCTTCTGCCATTCCTGCTGCATAGGCACGTTCCTCCCCTGCCATATTGGAAGATTCTTTAAGACGCTTTCCAATTTGACTTGCTATGATACTTGTGTAATTTTTATTACCTCTAGTATCTGAATAACCAACTGTTCCTGCTGCCATTACTGTTGTTGTTTTTGTTCTTGTTTAACTTGTTCTAGATACTGCGTTAAGAGAGAAATATAAACTTGTCTCTCAAATGGCATCATATTTTCAATCTCAGTCAAAGAGTATTTATGATGCTGCATCAAAGCAAAGTTAGTCTTGTAATACCCCTCTAGCGTGTTGTGAAAGAGGGCTATCCGAAAAAAGCTTGTAATCCAGATATTGTATAATCAGACTCCACTTCAGTATTTGGGTTTTTAACTTTGAACTTATGTTCAAGTCTTGGAGAAGTTTCAAAGAATTTTTGAAGTTTCTCTAATTGTGCATTTGTCAAACTTTCTACAAATTGAACAAATTCTTTAGGTGTGGTAGTAGATGAGTCAAATACTTCCTCCCCTTGAAAAATTTGATCAATGCTTTCTGCAATAATTTCTATAACAGTATCCTCATTAACTTCTTTTTGTGCAAACTGATTTTCCACAAATCTGTCAAATGAAGGATATCTCATCATCACACCAGTATCGTCAGTTAACATAATTTTATTAGTATGTCCGTCTGGGAAGTTTACTTGAACATCAGTAAGGTTTAAATTATACTTTACTTGTGTTTTTTCATCATCCTGACAAGTAACACTAATCTCAACTATTTCTCCAATTGATACTGCACGAATATTTAAAAATATGTACTCTAAGTCAAAAGTTGCAAGATTCTCAAGTTTTATTCTTGTAGAAATACAACTTTTCAGCAAATTGAGCACAGCATTTCTAATATTCTTATCATCATCACTCTCAAGTGCTAAAAGAAGCACTTTTTCCTCTTTTACTAAAAATGGACGAAATTTTATCTTTTTCTTATTTGAAGGAATTTCCAACTCATGAGTTGGTAAATCCATTGTTGGCAATGCCATAATATTTACTCCAAGGTCATATTTATATTTAGCTCGACTTTTAGAACCAAAAATTAGCAGGAAAATTTTTCCCGAATTTACGTAAACGGAATTTTGAATTTGCGGTTAATATCATTGGAAATTACATAATGTTTTGTGTAATAGAACTGTGCAGTTACCTTTGTTATCTGTGCTGATCCAAATTGTAATGGCACTGCATCAATAGCATATGGCCACGCTCTCTCCAAAACAAAGGTTGTTGATACTCTCTCACCAAAGTTAAATCTAGGACCTAGTTCAGTTTTTGTAATGTATATTGTTTTACAGTAGTCATCAGGATAATTCAATGTAACTGTTCTATTTCTTACTCTAGGTGGCATTCCTATCGCTGCTTCTTTATATGATTCTCCGCTATCTTCCATAGAAGAATATTGAACACCACTTTCATCGCTTTCTTTAAAAATATCTCCATACCAATCATATAAGTATTTTAGAGGTGTCATATTAGCATCACATTGAAATCCTAACTGCATTTCGGTGTATATTCTAGTATGTGGATAATTTACCTGACCCTCACCAGTATATCTACCTTTTAATTCTCCACTAGCTGCTTGTGTGTTTGGTAACTGTGCTTCATCACACAAAAATTCAAAAATATTTCCATTTCCAGAAGGATTTTTAAAATCCGTTGGTTCTGATCCAATTTGCACCACAAAGTTATTGCTCATCGACATTCCGCCGTTAGCATTCATAACTCCTAAAAATCTATCTATTGACACGCTAAATACTTATATTGGTACAATTATATTTATGGCATATTCTGGGATTTATAAACCAATCAATCCTAAGAAGTATCGTGGCAACCCGACTAGAGTAATTTATAGGTCACTTTGGGAACGCAAATTCATGGTGTTCTGTGACAATAATCCCTCTATATTAGAGTGGGGTTCTGAAGAAATAATCATACCATACAGAGCACCTGATGGTAAAGTGAGACGTTATTTTCCTGATTTCTACATCAAAGTTCTCGAAAAAAATAAGAAAATAACTAAGTATATAATAGAGGTTAAACCTAAAAAACAAACACAACCACCGAATGAGAAAAATAAAAA